AGTTTACCACAACATGGCGATGCCCGTAACGAATACGGCCTAGATGCAGTAAATAAAGTATTATCTGTTGCAAACGTAGTATACGTTGTTCGAGCAAATGTTAACTTAGATGATACCTACGAATCTATTAAAGCCCTCTGGAATATTAAAATAAGCGAAGCTGCCGATACGCTCAACACATTAATCACTAATTATATGGCAACATATAATGCGGAAAACGGTTTAGCCATCACATCTAATGAATATAAAGATACCGTAACACAAGCAGAACTCAAAACTCTTGTAGATGATGCAATGGTTGATACCTTTTCATTATATTCATTTAGCAGTACCGCTTTGCAAGAAGCATTTATTATTGACCACTCTGTTCCTAGAGCAGGTTACCAGAATGTAGAATTTATATCAACGGGGGGATTTATAACTAGCCTCGATAATACAGGTTTAAACAATGACGCCACCATGTATGGTTTTGAAGTAAACGTATCCGATAACGGTGGTACTAATAGTATAACAGTAGAATTACTGGGGTCTGATGCCCAAAATTTTGGAGAATTAATATCTGAGATTGAAGCACAAATTCAGGCAGTAACTGGAGACGCTGGCACCGTAGTTGAAATAATTAGCGGACACATCCGCATAACATCTGGACTTGCGGGAGTAACATCATCCATAGAGATTACCGCTGACGGCACTAACTCAGCAGCAGAATTATTCAGTTCCCTTAATCTGTTTAACGTGATAGAAGCTCCAGTTCCCGGTGAAGGAACATCAAGTCTAGTCGTATTTGATAATACATTTGAAACTGAAGTAAGCACGTATGATGGTTTAGAAAACATTATAGACGGTTGGACCGCCGGAAGCATACAATCAACTGAATTCACTGCTGATGAAGCAGAAGGTGTCTTACTAGCTGCCGCAGCAGATTTTGATAACACTTTAGAATTCCGTAATAATTCAGCACTTGGTTCCAACGATGCTGCTCGTAGATCATCAATAGTAACACAGATACGTGCGGCTATCAATAACGCCACTAGCCTTTTCAGATCAGAAAGATTTGATTTTAATCTAGTTGCTGCTCCGGGTTATTGGGAAGTAACCTCTGACCTTGTTAGCCTCGCAGAGGATCTAGAAAGCGAAGTTTTCGTTGTAGCCGACACCCCCTTTGACTCCTCACCTACTGGACCAAACGGTATAACAGATTGGGCAAGCGATAATAAAGTTTATAGTAATTTAGTTGCCTATTACTATCCTCACGGACTAACATCAAATACTGATGGAGTGGAGATTATGACAACAGCGGCGTCCTCAGCATTACGAGTATACGCTCTTAACGATATGGAAGGCGAGTTGTGGTATGCCCCTGCTGGCCCAAGTCGTGGTCTAGCCTCAAACGTAAATTCTATTGGTTATGTTTCTGGAGTTTTAGGGACAGCAACCACATGGGTTGAAGAGCACATGAATAAAGGAAATCAAGATTTGTTGTTTGCTATTGATATCAACTATTTTGCAGACATTATAAACAGAGGAATTATTCTAATGGCTCAAAATACCACACAGTCTGTATCCTCATCCCTCGACCGAGTAAACGTATCTAGGCTAACTGCTTATATTCGTAGATTGCTACGCCGTAGACTGTTTGACTTCTTGTTTGAACCAAATGACGATATTACTCGCCAAAACGTAAAGGCAACTGTTGATAGTTTATTAAACGAACTAGTAGGCAGACGAGGACTATATGACTTTGCTACACAAGTAGATAGTCAAAACAATCCCCCAGATGTTGTTGCTCGCAGTGAGTTGATCGTTGATGTTGCTATTAAACCCGTAACAGCCGTTGAGTTTGTATATATCAACCTACGCCTTGTTAGGACAGATGCTACCATTTAATGGAGTAATATGTGAAATAAAAAAGGCAGCGTAGCTGCCTTTTTTTATGCCTTAACTAGTAAGGGCTTTATCTTATGAACATAAAAACTCGCCAATCTCTTTTCTAACTTTTCTTTGTTTTCTTTACTTAAAAGCCGTATACCGTCTTTCTGACCTCCAACAAATATTTCTTCTGCTATTTTCTTAAAAGCGGCTTCCGTTTCACCAAACTGCTCATTTCCTAAATGTGTCATTGCTCTCCTTGCGATCTCTTTTTTACCCTTATCTTCGGTGTTCATTTCATCCTTTAATTCTTCAATAGAACCTTTAAACTCTTCAATACGTTCTTTTACCTTTCTAATCATAGCTTCATATTTTTCTTCAAATGTTCCTTCCGAATTAACCTCAGTTTCTTCTTCATGAGTTGTACGAAATTCTGCTACATGTTCAGGATTGTGCTTATCCGAATTGAGATACTGCACAATTAAACCCTTTATCTTTCTGGCTCTAACAGTGTCCTTGGCTAAAAAGTCATGGAGCTTTGTTCTGGCAGGCAACTCGCCACGGATATCTATAACGATAGTTGGATCACCACTGTCTTTATGGGTACCCATTCTTATGGTATTAGACGAACCATTTCGTATAACTACAGAAAGATTAATTGTAGTATTCTTTATGCTAACACCAACATGAAAACGTATAGACCTATCATCAATATCAATATGTGTATGATCTAAATGATCTAGTATCTTTTGAAACACCACATCAGCGGTAGTTTCTACTTTATGGGGCTCAATACCCTGCTCTATTAAAAATTCTTTGAACTTAATCATTGCATAACTCCACATGTTACTTATATTTATTCCTTTGCCCAAAGAAACCATCTAATATTTCGACAAAACATGTAAAAAATAAATGCATAGTATATAAATACTTTAAATGATACCTTTAATGGAGAATAATCAATGGCAACAATTTCAGATCTAGGTGTTGATGGTAGCGGCATAGCCCAACCTCGACTAAAAAATAAATGGGCAATAACTTTCCAGAACATGGCCGGTGACAGTGACCCACTCCGACTACAGGCTATAACCGCTGACCGCCCTAAATTAAAATTTGAAGAAATAGTACTAGATAGGTATAATTCAAAAGCTTATATCGCCGGTAAGTATGAGTTTGAGCCTCTTAATATAACCTTTGAAGATGATTTAAATGGTGGTGTTACTGCGGCACTACAGGCTCAGTTGGAACTACAACAGAATATCATTGGATTAAACGCAGCCCCCCGCTTGCCGTCTGCTGCATCTGGTAAAGATTACAAGTTTGCCATTAAATTAGACTTGCTAGATGGTAATACTGCCGTAGTTGAAAGTTGGATTATGGAAGGCGCTTGGATTCAAAATGTTGAATGGGATACGGTAGAATACACTGCATCAGAATCTATCAAGATCACAGTTACTTTCCGTTATGACATTGCTAGACAGAACATTAACCCTGATGGTGTTAAGGGTAAGGCAACTGGTGGCGCAGGATCTACCGGAAGTGGATTTATTCTATAAAACTTAACAGCTAATATAGACTAAAAAGAAGGCTCGTTTTTAACGGGCCTTCCTTTTTTATAAATATACTATAAGTGGAGATTTAAAAAATGGCAACATACCCAAATAACCGAGGAAAATGGAGAGACCTATCAACTAGACCAGATAGAATCAATGACGCAGAAGATACGGGGAGCGATGCACCGATAGCTGTAAAAGACGATTTTGTCACTAAAAACCGCCCAAAACTCAAATTTAATTTTACGGTTGCTTTCGAATTCCGAGGTGATTTAAAAAATAAATTGAAAAGATTAGAAACTACAAATGAACTAGCAGATGAACAAGTAAACTTTGCTATAAAACAAGTAACTAGACCCAATCCAACAATTAACTATCAAGATGTAAATTTTTATAATTACAGAACTAAAGTGGCAACCAGCATAGACCAAGGAACAGTACAGCTTACATTTTATGATGATACCGGAAACGTGGCACATGATATATATGAACATTATATTAAAGCCATTAGCCCAATAGCAAATTTGAGTAAACAAGAAGCAGATTCTTTATATGAAGGACAAAGTGGATTATTTAATAATGATACCACAACGAATATTTACTCACCAGCAAAACATTCAACATCATCTATTGGCCCATTACCCTCAGATTCTGTAATGGGTCCAGAGAGCGGGTTAATTAAATCCATTAGCCTCAGACATTGGTTCTATTCCCGCACGGTTCAACGAGACAATCGGTACGATATTAACACGAAAAGTCCATACATTCAATATACAGAATACCAATTTCTAAATCCAAAGATAGTAAACATAACGTTGGATGAAACCGATATGTCCCAAAACGAGGTGAACCTAGTTACATTAAATTTTGTATATGACTCTGTTTTTATTAACTCACCATTGCGAGAGTTAGACACACCAATAGCCGAATCCGGTACTAAAGTAGAAGCAAACACAAAAACGTTCAAATTAAATGATTTAAGAAGCAAAGCACTAAATATTGAACGGTTATACCGTAGATTTTCTAGAATAAATACGATACCAGATTTGCCGGTATTTAGTACATTAGATAAAATTATAGGTAAAGGCAATATATCTAAAATAGAAGGGTCACGACCAAAAGTGGACGAGTTCTTTAATTTATTAAATACTTAAAATGGGCTGGCAACAAGACTTTTATCAAATTAAAAACCCTAGCAAGTACCTAGGGGATGTCAGCAACATTTTCTATAGATCTTCGTGGGAACGAAAAGCTTTTGAATTTTGTGACAACAACCCTAACGTATTACATTGGGCCTCAGAGGAAATAGTTATACCATACAACAAACCAACGTCCAACGGCGGGATACGAGTAGCGAAATATTATCCTGACCTGTACATAGAATATAAAAACAAATCTGGTAAGTTATGTAAAGAGGTAATAGAAATAAAACCAAAAAAACAACTAAAGCCCTCTAGGTCTAAGAACCCCAAGAACAAAATGTTTGAAAATAGAGCATACTTCATAAACCAATTAAAGTGGGAAGCGGCAACAAATTGGTGTGATTCAAGGGGAATAAAGTTTCGTATTTTAACAGAAAACGAACAGTTTAATTAGTGATCAAGTTGAGCCCTTAATATAAATATACTTAAAGAGGTTGATATACTATGCGAAAGATTAATGAAACCGCCACAGCAGGCTCAACAACAGCAGCTAACATTGCTCAGGGGCCTAGCCAACGATTAGGTGGTATGAGGTCAAGAATATCACTAACAGATTTCATGGCAAACTTTAATAAAAAAGTTAGAAACAGTAAATTCCGTCTATTACCAGTAGATGCAACAACGGGGTCGGTTACAACCATAGAAGAAGCAGCCACGAATTTTCCCTATCAGCTAGATGACACGACATCCCGTTTAAAAAACATGCAAACGCAAGGTGAATATACTGATAAAGATACAATTGCTTATGGTATCCAAGATGATACTGGCAATATGATGATAATCACTATTCCAATGGAACAGGCTGAAAATTTTGAACGCAGTGTAGCCCAAACCTTAGCTGGTGTCTTAAACTTCAAGAAAACCGGAAGAGGCGAAGACAAAACATTAGCAGAATTACTGTATGAATTGAAAGATGAGTACACCATTATTGATGCTCAGTTTCCAACCATACCAAAGGATGCCGTTTATAATACCGGAGAAATATCCAAACAATTACCTGAAGCAGAAGAAGGCATGGGTGATGACGAAGAAATGGGAGATGAAGAAGGCATGGAGGATATGGGCGATGAAGAAGGTATGGGCGATGAAGAAGGTATGGGTGATGAAGAAGGTATGGGTGATGATGAAGAAATGGGAGATGAATTTACTGAAGAAGAACCCGATAAAGAATCGTTGTTAATATCTGTACTTGGGATGCTTAAAGCTCAAAACGAAAAAGAAACCGCTCAGGCAAATGCTGAAGCAGAAAAAGCAAAAGCACGTCAAGCGGAATTAGCCTTACAGTCTTCCCATAAAGAAATGGAAAACCAAGAATCACTAATAGCCAACCAAGCTGAAATGGAATCCGAAAAGGAACAAGAAAAGAAGGCAAAAGAACGCGCAGAATTAGCTAAATTTAATTACAATAAGAAGCGCAAGGGTGCAAGGCACGAAGGATTTTCTGCGTTATTTACGGATATAATTACAGAAATGGACGACCCAGCCGACGAAATGTCTCCAGACGATATTAAACAATCCATTAACAATATACCGAAAGATTACGCATCGGACCCTAGAGATACTCCTGATGAGAGACAGAGAAAAAACAAAGAATCAACATTAAAAAGGCAAGCATTAACAGCCAGACTTAGATTTGCGGATGAACGACAAAAACGAAAACAAGCCGTAACAGGCAGAACGGAAGCGGTTGAAACACTAAAATCATTAATAAAAGATGTTAGAAACGTTAAAGCTATCGTGCAGGAAGATAAATTAAATGATGCCACCATGATTCTGGTATCATCTGTTATCGACCGAGTTAACACAACATTAGATGAATATAACTTACCATCAGTAGACGAGGTGTAAATGGATATTAAAGTTTCACATACTACTCCTGAAAGCTGGGGCCAAGAAGCAAAAAAACGAGGATTTAAAGTCACCGCAGAAAAAATTCCGCTTACAAACGAAACCGTGTTGGTA